CAGTCTTGACTTGTTGACCGCCTTCTTCGTCCGGCTCGTCAACGTCTTCAGTTACTTGAAATCCGTCTTCAGGTTCATCTTGCGCCCGAACGTGCGGCTCATAGCGTACCCAAGCAACCCCACGACCGCCTAAGAATCTATCCTCGACTGCGTGCTTCATTGTCGAGCGAAAGTCGGTGTAATGCTCAATCTCAAAGTCTAGCGCACGCTCAATTAACTGGCTTGCAACCCTAGCAACTGGATCGTTATCGCCAAACCTACGGGCAACGTCAGCTTTTGGCAAACGAGCGTATACCGCAGGGATTAGGGTTTGTACGTTAGACCACAGAATGTTGAATTTAGCGGTTTCGTTCGTGTTTTGATTGCGGTTGTCATCACGATAACGCTTAACAATCTTGTTAACACGCCCTTCCCACTTCTTAAATTCATTGTCGTATTGACTGATAACATTCAGCCACTTTTGAACGCCAGTAAGTGCTTCCATCTTAGATTCTCGCAAAAATTACGTCACGGTTAACCCGTCCGACAATTTGATAGCCCCAACCTTCAAGCAAATCGACCGTATCTTCATTGCTATAGCCATACCGACTGCCCAAACCCTTGAGTTCAAGCGTAATAACCGGATAGCTTTTCTTAATCGTTTGTTCCGCACCTAATAGTGCTTGATGTTCTGAACCATCAACGTCTAATTGCAAGAAATCGCAATCTTCTACGCCGTAAGAGTCAATAGTCACAACTTTAACGTCAGTTCCCTCTTTTAACTGGTGCGCCCCAATGTTCTCAGGCTGAATATGATCCATTGCCGCTGTGCCTATTTTGTCACCAAATGCAGCACGATCATGCTCAATATTGGTCATTCCCTCAACATTTAGCAATAAAGCCGCATAATTGACCGGATCAGGCTCAACGGTAATCACACGATCAAATCGGTTAGCCATTGACGCAGGAAAAACACCCACATTACCGCCTGCTTGAATTACGGTGCGAAAGTTCTTAACGTATACATAACTAATTGCTAGGTCAGGCAATTCAGCCAATATCGCACCGATACAGCACTCGTCAATATCAGGAACTTGCCAACCTTCAACCAATTTCATACGGAATCCTTGTTTGTTCCCACGGACGAGGCTTGCCGTGAAATATCACCACTTTGGCATCGTCTAACCCGTTCGGTAAAACGTCTGCCTTAAAACTTACTATCCCATCACAAATGTCTTGCCAGTACGCTACTCGACCTTTCATGTGGTGTTCGATGTAAGTCTGGTCACCACCCGCTGCGTACATCTGTAAATCAGCAAACTTTTCGTACAACTCTACAGGCTTAGACCAGTACATCATGCTAGATTGCATTGCTTTTGGGTTGTATTGACCACGATAAACGTCACGCATAATCACAAAATCGTGCTGCTTTGCTGCCTCAAGTATTGCCGTGCAGTCACCAGTCAAGACGGTATCCAAGTCAAAGTACAGCGCACTTGGCATTCTGAATAATTCCATCTTTGCCCACCATCCCTCCCAATCATGCAGCAAAGGGATGGTTTTGCACTCTAGATCAACATCAGACAAACAAACAAACTCATGCGGAGGCAGATACTTAGCGCACATTTTTTGCAGCGCATAAACGTGCTTCGGTTCAAAATCCCCGCCTGAACGTAATACACTTGCTACGATCATGCGGTAAAGATACCCACAGCCATGACTTCAACGCCTGCACCAGTTGTAATCTTCCACGCACCGTTTGCAGATACTGCATTTAATTCAATGTTAAAACATCCAATACCAGAAAGGTTAGGCAATACAGTATGCGTCAAAATACCCGCGCCTGAGCCGTCAACAATTTGAACTGCGGACGTTGCAGACGTTGTGACAGTACAGACTAATCTGTGAATATAGTCACCGACCGCGCCAGTTCCGCCTAATACTTGTGCGGTTTGGCTTGCTGCAACGTGTTCATAAAAATAACGATAAGGATTTGATACGCCACTCATAATCTGCTACTCCTAGTTGGTTTGTGGGTTGCCCACATATCTTCAAGCGTTACTGTGTTCTCTGGGCCAACCATCAACGGTTTAATCGTGTCCGGTGGTTTTACCTTTGGTTCTAACCGCCAAGCAATTGCCATCATTCTAAAAGCGTCTGCTGGGTGGCTTGTCCAATCATGCCTTGGTGTTTGCCTAAATGCCTTCTTATCCTCGTCATACTCACGCTGATATTGCCTAAGTGCCTCTAGCCCATCGTGTGTGCGTTCAGCATCAAACCAACACATCGGCAGCATTTGTCTTACTGCCTGAATCCCGTCTTGCACCGACAAGTCAGGCACAATTGCCATATTGTTAATACCTAAAAACTCACTCAATTGCTCAATTACTGACTTACCCGCTGCCGCTAGTGTTTTAGCCCTTGCATCGTGTGGTAAGTAATGTTTTCCGTATTTATACGGCTTTTCTACGACTATTTTAGCTATTTCTGCAACATTTGCACCAGAAATTGCAAAATAATCTATAACGTGAATTTCGTTGCGTACAACTTGATACCACCAAATCGCCGTATCGTCACGGAAACCTAAGTCCCAAGCCGTGTGAGTCGGTAAGTGCGGATCGTAATCAACACGCCTGATCTGACCAGCATCTGTGATTTTGCGTAAGTCCTCGCCATAGAACGCCCCCAAGATAGCGGCTTCAAATGAACACTCGTATTCTTGCAAGAACTGGTCATCGCTGATCTGTGCCGCAGCTGCTCGTAACTCGGTGTCAGGCAACAGTCCAGATTCGGAGGCTTTTAACACCAAATGAAACCACTCGGCAGGCGTTTTCTTAGCTTGCTCAAATATCTGCCAAAACTGGTTTTTGCCCTTTGGCGTGCCTGCGAACACAGCCCAACCCTGTTTGTCAGACAATGTTGGACGGATGACGTTACCCCAAACGCTAGGTCTGAAGTCACCATATTCATCCATAAACACGCCATCAAAGCCTAAGCCTCGCATGGCATCTGCGTTGTCAGCGCCAAATAATCGTATCTTGCCGCCAGTTACCAACTCAACCGTCAATTCAGCTTCATTGCTCGATGCGAGAACTGGTCTAGCAAAGTGTTTAAGGTAATCCCACGCCACGGATTTAGCCTGGCTACGGAACGGTGCAATATAAGCAAATAGAGGATTTGGGCTTTTGCACATAAGTGCTGCCCTAATAATGTCGTTGATAGCCGCAACAGTCTTGCCAGCCCGTCGATGCGCCACAAGACACGCCCAACGCTCTGATCTGTCGTGAAATGGCTTAAACGCTGATCTAGGCGAGTACGGTAGGGTTACTTCCCGTCTTGCCACTTGACCACCATTTCAATTGGGCCATTGTCTGCGCCAACGTGTTCTTGCCTAGCTAACTTGGGGACGTGGTATTCAGCTACAGCCATAAAGCAATCGAACGCTGTTTTTGGCCCGTATCGGTCATCCATAGCAATCTGCTCAAGCCACGTTTGCAACTGGTGAGCATTACCATCAACGAACGCTGCAATCGCCTCACGAGCCTTCTGAGTGCTTTTATTAGGCACTCCCTTGGGTCTGCCTGCACCTTTAATATTTGTTAATTGTTTTTTAGGTTGAATCATTAACTTATCCAATTGTGATAGTTTAAGTCTATGAGGTAGTGTAGCTTATTTATTTAGCTTATCAAATTCTTGTTGTAATAGCTCTTTTCTTGTTGGTACGCCATTACGTTCAAGAATTTCAACAGTTTCAGGTCTAAACACTACAAAGTTACTCGTACCTTTGCCTTTTGCTCTGCTGCCTTGATCTAAATAACGTATTCCAGTAATTCCCAATTTAGCTGCATTGGCAGACCTTTCTGCGTCTGTTTTTCCGTTAATGTAATTTTTATATACGTTTGCCCCGCTTATTCCGCTTTCTGCATTAGTTTCAAATGTTTTGCGTAAGTCGGGGTCTGTAATGCTTTGTCTTACTAATTCATACAATTGCGGTTGGCTTTTGATAGGTTTGTCATAATCCAACATCATTGGTATTGCAGCGTCTGGTATATCTGCTTTGTACAAATTGCCTTGTCTTGCCTTTTCGTAAGCAGCTTGCTCTAACTCGTCTAGTTTTTTTGTTGCGCTAACTACTCTTGGTGGAAATTTTTCAGGATTAAATTTAACTTCTTCCGACGGTATTAACGCATCAATTTTGTATCTTTTTGCTAATGTTTCTGAAAAGTCTTGTTGTCTTTTTTGCGCTGCCAAGTATTCAGGGTTTATTTGATAATCAGCAAGGTTTTGAGCGTAACTTTTAGCTACGCCAGGGCTTTCAGCAAAGTAAATTCCATGCCCATAAGATTGTGCGCCTTCACCAGTTCCAACTTTAGACAAGTCAAACCCGCCTTTTATTTCATGAGGTGTACCGTGAAATACATTTAAAGCTAAATCTGTGCCACCAACACCTGTCGGGTTTCGCATCATTTTGCCCGTTGTAAT